TGCTATCGGGAAGCGCAGAGCCAACGACCTCAGCAAAGGAAACCCTTTGAGCTTAGAAACAATTGAAAGGATGGCTGCATTCATCCGACACAAACGCAACTCCAAGAGAAGACTTGGCGAAGGTTGCGGTCGTTTGATGTGGTTAGCTTGGGGCGGAGACGAGGGAATCAATTGGGCAATCAAGAAAATAGAGCAACTAAAGAATGAAGATTGAGTTACCAAATAGCTGGGCTGGCGTAACTGTTGAGCAGTTCCAAGCGTTACAGCGAATCCTCGCAGAGAAGGGAGACGAGTACCCGACAAACGTGGCTATCATTTCCATCATGTCAGGCGTTCCAGTAGACGAGATAGAAACCTACTCGCTAAAGACTTACGCTAAGTGTATGCAGACGCTTTCTTTCCTTACCGAGCAACTCGTAGGACAAGTACAGAAGGCGGTAGAATTTGGAGGTGTTAAATACGATGTTATCACAGACGTATACAGTCTGAACGGAGGGCAGTACATTACGCTGATGCACTTGATGAAAGACCCGGACAAAGTGATAGACCAGCTCCACGAAGTGATGGCGGTGTTCTTAGTGCCAAAGAAAAAGACTTGGTACGGATGGAAGAAAGGCAAGTATGACCCTGAGAAGCACAAGGAAATCTCGGAGGCAATGCTTCAAGCACCTATGACAATCGTGCAACCCTTGTCGGCTTTTTTTTTAACCAGTTATCTCAAGTCCGCAAAACATATACTGGAATCTTCGGTTCGGAAAGCCGAGAAGATAAAGAGACAAGCGGAAAGAAGGTTGAGACGTTTGAGTCAAAATACGGCTGGCTGAACGTGGTTAACAACCTGTCAAATAACGATGCGACAAAGTGGGGTTACTTCTTTGCGTTACCGTTACGGGAGTTCCTCAACCTTATATCTTTTCAAAAGGCTAAACAGAACCACGAGTACCACCAAATGAAGCAAAATGGCGTTCGATAAACTGATAGATGCGCTGAACGAGTTTCGGGGTGAGTACACCAAAGCGTTAGCCGATTCGTTACAAGGCGGCTCAACTTTAGGAACTGGCGAGGGTCAGGGTTACGTTGCATCTGGAAATTTGCTTAACAGTTTGGGCTTGGATGTCCAGCCAAAGGTCAAATTATTCGGTCAGATATACCGTATGCAGATACGCATGGCGGAACATGGCGAGTACTTGGATAAAGGTAGAAAGCCGGGTAAAGGCGTACCTCCGGGAGTTCTTGAAGAGTGGTTGAATTACCCTAACGTATTGGCAAGGGTAACAGGTCAGGATGCAAGGCTTAAAGATTATCAAATTAAGTCTTTGGCGTTTGTCATCAACAGAAGCATCAAACAGAAAGGAATCAAACCCAAGAACTGGCTACAACCAGCGTTTGAAAAGGTAACGCCTAAAATTGCGGGAGTAGTTGAAGCTGCACTTGCGGAGGACATAGAGTTGACATTTGAACAAATAAAGAAACTAATCGAAACCAAGTAATGGCGATATTTCTAACATTCCCCAACGGAGAACCAGCCAACTACAACACAGCGTTCAATGACAACGTCTGGGTGTGGAAAACCACGAGGAACACACCTACTGTAAGGTTCAAGGTTTCAATACTTCCACCTGACTATCCTATCAGTCCAGCCATTGGCAGAGTTACCGTTTACCCAACGAGAGCGAACAACGGTGCTAATTATCAGACCTGTTTTTTTGACCCTTCGAGATTTTTGCAGAGTTACGTCAAAGGTCAGATAGACATCAAAGGCGCAAACCATGACGCTTTCTTCGTATCAAACGGAATGCACCAAGAGTATATCCTTGCACTTCAGGAAGAGGACAAGAACGCTCAAGGGGTCTACGAGAATACCGACCTATTCATAACAGGGCTAAAGAGTGTATGGAACGGAGTCAGAAACGAGCTGGAATGGCTGACGTTTGACTTCACGGAGTACACGATGAACAACACGCCAAGCACCACAAAGAAGTTCCTGACCGACTCACCGAGAACAATACGAATAGACAGTGACCAATCTTACCATCTTTACTTCATTGCAAACGAACGCTTCGGGGCTTATCAGTATGAAATAAAAGCATACTCAGGCTACAATGCAACGGGTTCGTTATTGGCTAACGGAAAGGTTGACAACCCGATAACGGTTGCAGATTCATTCGACCAGATTTACTTTAGAATACCAGTAGGAACGCACGATATTCCAAACATAGACCCATCACTTTACACCGATACGCTGCTTGGTTCTACACCTTCTACGGCTCTCGTTGGTGCTGCGTCATACACTATCCAACTGGAGGACAACACGAACGCCCAAACATCGGAGCGGTTCACTTTCAACGTGAATGAAAAGTGTTCAAGATATACACCTGTTCGGGTGGTTTGGCTTAACCGTTTAGGCGGCTATGACGCGCATAACTTCAACATGAAGTCTATTCATACTACCGATATAAAGAAAGACACCTACGAGCAACAACATCACAACTGGACGGGCTTCGCCTACATCTACGACACGAGGGCAAGAGGAACGACAGACTACAACGTTGCTTTGAATAAGAAGGTTACAATCAATAGCGACTATTTAAGTGAGGACGAAAGCCTTTGGATGGAAGACTTAGCTACATCACCTGACGTTTACATAGAGGAAAACAACGAACTGATAGCGGTAAGCCTTGACCCGCGAAGAATCCAGCGCAAGACATCACTTAATGACAAGTTGATGCAGTACACCTTCGAACTGAATTACGCAATTAAAAACAGACGACAACGTGGTTGAGGTTAGAATAGAGGGTTATCGGTTAGACGTTTTCGAGGGTTTCGACTTTTCCTTTAATTACGGCATTGCGGACATACGCAACCCTGAGAAAAGAAGCACAGAGTACTCCAAGACAATCAAGTGCCCGGCAACAAAAAACAACGACCAACTGTTTGGGCATATCTATGACGTTAACATCTCAAATGACTACGATGCTAACACTACTAACATATCTGTTAATTTTAACCCTAATAAGAAAGCGGAGGCGCGAGTAATAGCCGATGGCGTGGAGGTCATGGCTGGGGTTGTCCAGCTCCGCAAGATAGTCCAAAAGGGACACGCCTACACTTACGAGGTCGTGTTCATTGGTAAGCTGCTCAACATCTTTTCGGTATTGGGGGACAAAGAACTGAACGGATTAGATGAGGATGGTATAAAGTATTTAGACCTGAGCCAATATGACCACACTTACACCTACCAAAATCAAGTAGACAGCTGGACAGCACCTGTTGGTCAGGGCTACGTATATCCGTTAATCGATTGGGGCTATGGTAACACATACGCTCCGAACGGAACAAGAATCTACCAAGTTTCGCATTTAAAGCCAGCGGTCTACGTCAAGACGTTGGTCGATGCCATTTTTGATTATGCTGGTTTCACTTACACGAGTTCGTTCTTTAACTCTGTGATTTACAACAGGCTCATTGTCCCGTTGACCAAGAAGATGAATCTGCCCGATAACCAAGCAGAGGCGCGAACTTTCAAGGCTGTAAAGTCATTGCCGCAGATCATGAGCCGTTTCCCTTCTATCAGTCCGAACACGTTCGGGAACGAGCAGATATTCAACCCGAGCACGGGCAACATGGCGAAGCTGTGTTTTGAGGACGACAACAACTTAGGCTTTGACAACAACAACCAGTACAGGGTTCTAAGCCAACAAAGCCCGTTTGTACCATACAACTATAACGCTGAAAACAATTACATTTTTGTATGTCAAGAACCGCTAAGACATGACACATTCAGATGTAGTATTGACCTTCAGATAACTAAAAACTTTGCTTTCGGACCAGAGCTGTTCGAGGGTGTTGTTCAGATAGTCAGAAGAATAGACGCTTCACAATCGTTTGAAGTGGTCGCGGAATCTCCATTCAGTTTTGACATTAGCGGGGCTGTGGGTCAAACACAAGTACAGACCATATTTGCGGAGGGCGATGTGTTCACGCAGAACAACGACCAAGTATACGTACGTATTCAGTCAGACCCATACGGCAACGGCTACAAGCCTGACTTCAGAAATTCAACAGGATCAACGGTATGGCTTGACGTTAGGTGTACAGGTGGATACTTTGAGAACGAACCTATTACAGACGAACTTTTTGAAGGCGATGATGTAACGCTGACCGACCACCTTCCCGATGTTGAAATGAGCGAGTTCTTGGTTTCCATTTTCAAGATGTTCAATCTATATGTGGAGGTCGACCCGAACAACGAGAAGAACCTACTCATTGAAACACGGGACACGTTCTACTCACAGGGCGGCACAAAGGACTGGACGTATAAGCTGGCAAGGGACAGAGACATAACGCTTGAACCTTTGGGAGTTCTTACCGATAGGGAATATATCTACACCTACTCGGAGGATGGCGACTATTACAACGAGCGGTATCAAGGCAACAGAGGGCACGTTTACGGGCGTTCAAGAATCGAGATAGATAACGACTTCGTTCAGAGTTCTAAAGAGGTAGAGGTCATCTTTTCGCCTTCGCCATTGGTCAATGACAGCCCTTCCAATCGAATTATACCAGCAGTATGGGACGCGGATATAGAGGAAGGAGCAAAGCCCACAGATGCGAATATCAGAATAATGTACTACGGTGGACTTCTGCCGAGTGACCCGGTATGGAAGCACAGAAGGCTATTCCCTTTCTTTGACTTCGACACAAATGTTTATCCATACGCTGGGCATTGGGACAACCCGATAACGCCAACGATAGACATCAACTTCGGGCTGCCTTTGGAATTGTACTACCAAGCAAACGGCTACACGGGTCAGATTCAGGTAACCAACGCGAACCTTTACAACATCTACCACCGTAACTATATCAACGAGGTAACGGACAAGGACAGCAAGGTAATGACAGGTATGTTCTACCTTGAACCGACCGACATCAACACCTTAGACTTCCGCGACCAAATAGTAATAGATAACAGCTACTGGAGGCTAAACAAGGTAATGAATTACAACCCTTTCAAAGAGGGTCTAACCAAGGTGGAGCTGATAAAGGTAAAGGATGCGGTAACCTTCAACAAAAGGGACAAGAACCTGAACGCTGGTGGCTATCTTGAAAAGGAAAAGATGCCTTCACCTTCCACCGAAATAAAGACCAACGGCAACAAGTACCCACCGTTTCAAGGCAAGGTAAGCGGAGCGGACAACAGAGTAGGCGATAGCGTTACGGCTTTCAAAATAGTCGGAAGCGGAAACACCATCGGAGAGGGTTCGAACAACATCACCATCTTCGGCAACGATAACCGAGTAGCTGGAGGCTTGCACAACGTCCAACTGATAAACACCAACGGGGTCATTGTAACAGAATCAAACAAGACGTTTGTCAACGGCAAGGAACAGGACAACGTGGAGGTATTGGACGGTGGAGAGAATGAGGTCAGAGCATTGAATGGAGGTACGAACATCTTCACGGTCGACGGAGGCGAGGACATAGTGCAGACACAATTTTCAGAAATAGCTATTTACACAATAGAAGGGGGCGAACAATAATGGCAACACAAGACTCACGAATAAAAATTAAGCGGTCAACGGTAACGGCAACCGTTCCAACAGTTCCAAGTAGCAACGACCACACGGACGGAACTTGGATAGCTACGGACATCTACAAAGGCGAGCTGTTCTTCAACCAAGCCGATGGCGTTCTTTGGTCGCGGGACGATAGCGGAGTTGTTTGCTTGGGCGGCTCTGCTTCTTTGACCATTGCAAGCGCGGACGTTCTCACGCTGAACACTACACCGCTGACCATTGTCGGAGCTGTTGCTGGTTACGCTATTGAGGTCATTTCTGCAAGTGTGAAGATTGACAGCCCGGGCGCACCGTATGCGACCAATGTAGGTATTGAACTTATTTGCAATGGAGCAACAGAAAGGCAAGCGGCAAGTTTATCTGCTCTAAATGCATCCGTTACATCTGTTCGAAGGTTAGCTATTGACAGTACATTTAGCGCAACAGACACACAACTGATTGCAAACGCTGACCTATTGGTGCAAGTTCCAACAGGCGACCCAACGGGAGGAGATGCAGACATAACCGTTTTCGTTAACTACAGACTTATACCAGCTTAATGGCGACCAAAGTAGCGATAGAGGTAGACGTAAAAACGGGCGAAGCCAATGACGACATCATTGCGTTAAGGGAAGAACTCGAAAAGGTCAAGCAGACCCAAAAAGAAATGGGCGACCAGTTTAAGGCTGGTTTTGAAGCTGCTGAGAAAGGTGCAAAGCAAGCAACGAACGGTGTCAAAGGTTTCGGAAACGGCATAAAGGGGCTGCTTAAATCACTCGGAATAGTTGCGCTAATTGTAGAAGCATTTAACCAACTCAAGTTAGCGTTTGAAAGAAACCAAGAAGCTGCTGACTTCTTCGGCACGGCATTGACGACCGTTCAAATAATCATGTCCAAAATCATTAACGATGCGGTTATACCTTTGGCTAAATGGTTAGGGACACTATTCACAGACCCACAAAAGGCACTCGACTCATTTATTGAATCAACTCAGGGTGTTTATGATGTTCTTGTTGATCTAAAGGATTTGGTTGTAAGCCAGCTAAATGTTGCGCTTGATAAGTTCATGATAAACGTCAATATGGTACGTGCTACTTTTGCGGCACTTACTGGAGACCAAGAAAAAGCAGCAGAGTTGTTAGCCGACAATGCAAGGCGGCAGAATGAGATAGCCGAAGAGCAAGCGAAAAGCGCGGAAAAGGCAAGTAAAATAGTTGACACGGTAACGGGTGCTGTTGCCGATGCTTATGATTCTGTGGTCGAAACCGTTTCAAATGCCGTTGAGGCTGGAAAGCGTTTGAACGAACTTGAAAAACAAGCAGAAATAGGTGACGCATTAAGAGCAAAAAGACAGCTTGAACTTCAAGCAGAGGCAGAACGGCAGAGGCAAATAAGGGACGACATAAGCCTATCTATTCAAGAAAGGATTGAAGCCAACGACAAACTCGGGGGAATACTTGACAAGCAAATAGAGATTGAAAAACAAGCATCTCAATCAAGGCTTGATTTTGTCAATGAGCAGATAAAGCAGTTCGGCTTAACAAATGAGTTAAGGGTTCAGCAAATCCAAGCAGAAACGGAACTCGTTGACATTGAGGAAAGGGTACTTGGACAACGTGCGGAGCAACTTACAAACCAAAAGGCACTTGAGAAGGAGCTGTTTGATATACGTCAAGAATTGGCAAAGGTTGAGAAGTCCGACCGAGAACTTGAACTTCTTGAACTTGAGCAACATTACGCGGCACTTGCCGAACAAGCGCGTTTAGCTGGGGACACCGAGACAGACATAGAAGGGGCAAGGCAAGAAGCACTTGCGAAACTCCGCAAGAAGTTCAGAGATGAGGATTTAAAGAAGGAGAAGGAACTGAGGGACGAGAAGGTTAAACTTCAAGAATCTTACCTTACGGCTACAGGCGGAGTTCTGAACTCCATTAACCAACTCGTTGAGGCAAGCGGAAACCAATCTAAAGAAGCTGTGGCACTTCAGAAAACTTTAGCTGTTGCGCAGATAGCCATTGATACAGCAAAGGCAATAGTCGGGGCGATTGCACAAGCGCAAAGTGTACCTTACCCAGCTAACCTTGTCGCGATAGCTACGGGGGTCGCTGCGGTTGTTGCTGGTATTGCTTCGGCTGTTTCAACACTCAACTCTGCTAATGTTCCGGGCGGAAGTGCCGCAACGCCAACCGCTCCACAGGTTGCAACCGCTCCAGCTATCCAACAAGCTACTGCGGGAACTACTGAACTCGGAGGAGCAGAACAAGCCCAACTTGCACCGATACAAGCGTATGTCGTGGAGACAGAAGTAACGGGCAATCAGAATAACGTAAACCAAATAGAATCACAAGCAACATTCGGAGGATGAACAAGCTACCAGTAATTTATTTAACAATTGACGAAGACCACGAAACGGGTCTTGATGCTATCTCACTCGTTGACCATCCAGCCATTGAGCGTAATTGGATGGCATTTAACAAGAAGCAGAAGTTTTCGCTAAATGAAGAGAAGAGAATAATAAGCGGTTTTTGTATGACTGCCGACTATCCAATATACAGAAAGGACGAGGATGGGCGCGAGTACTACGTGGTCTTTGACTCAGATGCCATACGTAAGATAGCCTACAAGTTCATGAAGGAGGGCAAGACGAACGCGACCAACTTAGACCACTCAACAGATGTGGAAGGGGTGTTCATGTTTGAGTCCTTCTTGATTGACGAGATGAAACCAACGCCTAAAGGTTTCGATAAAGCACCGAACGGAAGCTGGTTCGTTAGCTACAAAGTTGACAACGATGAGGTTTGGGAGGATGTTAAGAAAGGCACTTTTAAAGGTTTCAGCGTTGAGGGAGTGTTCAGCGAGAGCCGACAGATGGATGTGGACAAAATGATAATTGAAGAGGTGGAGAAAGCACTCAGAGCATAGCCAAGTGGCACACCTTTCTTGAATTGCTATTTACTAAAAAAACACGCATGAACATTTCAGAACTTGTAGGGTCTAAATTGCCCGAAATCAAGAAACTACTTTTTAGCGAGACAACCCAAGAGGCTTTCGTTGATGCTAAACTTGTTGATGGCACTATCGTCCGAGTAGAACCAGCTTTAGAAATAGGCGCGTCTGTTGCCGTTGTAGGTGAGGATGCCGAAGTAGTACCAGCTCCTGACGGAGAGCACGAACTTGAGTCAGGTGAAATCGTAAGAACTGAAGGCGGTGTTATCGTTGAAATCCTTGAGCCTCAAGTAGAAGAGGAAGCTGGCGAGGATAAAGAGGAAGAAATGGCTGCTGAGGAAGTTGCTGCATTTGACCCAGAGGCGTTCAAGTTGGACATCATGGATTCTGTAGCTACGTTAATTCAGTCAGAGGTTGCCAAGTTTGCAAAGACTGAAAAAGTAAGCGACATAGAGAAAGCTGTTGGACTAATTACCGACATCGTTGAGAAGATGGCAGCTACTCCGAAAGAAGAGCCTTCAAAGAAGGTAGCTAACCCGTTTAACAAAGGCATCGACTACACCGATATGGTAGAGAAGATGCGCGCAATAACTAAGAAATAAACCTATAAACACCTAATAAAATGGCATTTGATGTATCGGGCTTAACAGCCTACATTGAGGAGCAGAACTTTCCGCTCATCACAAAAGCAGTAACTGGAGGTCGTACAGCTTCACTTATGGAGAAGCAAGTAGGCGTGAAAGGTGCTACCAAAATTAACCTAATGGATGTTGATGTAAACTTCCAAGATGGTAGCGGTTGTGCTTTCAACGCTGATGGCGACATCACTTTCACTCAGAGAGAAATCAGCCCAGCGAAATTGAAGTTGAACATGGAGTTCTGCCCTAAGACTTTGGAGGGTTACTACCTACGTTCACAGCTTCCAAGTGGGGCGCATTACGAGTCTATTCCTTTCGAGGAGCAGTTCGGTGCTTACCTTGTTGAGAAAATCCAATCAGAGTTGGAGTTGATGATCTGGCAGTCTGACAGCACTTTGCCTTCAGGAAACCTTAGCTTCTTCGATGGTCTTATTGACGTTATCGGAGGTGGTTCTTACATCGATGCTAACACAGCTTCTTTCGGTTCGGGAACTCCACTTGCTACTGCTTTGACTGCTAACAATATGATTGAGGCGGTGCAAAGAGTTTACGAGGCTGCGGCTGCGGCTATCGTTGACAAGGCAGACGCTAAGATTTTTGTTGGTTACGATGCCTTCCGTTCGTTGGCTGTTGGTCTTCAAAGCGGTCTTGGAATTGTTACTTCAGGTGGTGGTCAACTTCAGAATGCTAACAGTTCATTCGCTGACCTTACAATGATTCTTCCCGGTACTAACATCGAAGTGATTGCAGTTAACGGTCTAACGGGCACTAACGATGTTTACTGCATGAGAACAAGCAATATGTTTTTGGGCGTTGATTTGGAAAGCGATGCAAGTTCAATAAACGCTTGGTTCAGCAAAGACCAGCAAAGATACAGGGTTGCGGTTGACCTGACACTTGGTGTTCAGGTTGCATACCCTGACCAAATTTCTGCTGTAATTCTTTAATCTAAACGGGGCGGCTTTCGGGTCGCCCCTTCACTCTAAAAACTAAAAACATGGCATATACTGGATGCGCACTAACTACGGGTTTCGACCTTGATTGCCGCGATGCCGTAGGCGGAGTGAAGAGCGTTAGATTTGCGAACCTTGACGATTACCTTGCATTGACACCTGTTGTATCTGCTGGAGCGGTTACTTCAATCACAGGAACGCCTACCTTTTATAACTACGAGCAGCTAAAGGAAACTTCCTCTTTGACCGAAACCATTAACGGTAACAGTCAGAACGGAACGGTTTACTTTACTCCTGAGGTGGTTGTGGTGCTTTCAAAACTGGATGTTGACAAGCGCAACGAAATCAAGGTATTGGCTCAACAAAGACTTGTGGCTATCGTAGAAACTAACGATGGTTCATATTGGGTCGTTGGTTACCAAAATGGTCTTGAATTGAATGCTGGAACATCGGCAACGGGTACGGCTTTCGCTGACCTTTCTGGTTACAGTTTGACGTTTAGCGGAATGGAAGCAGAACAAATGCTTTCAATTGATGCCGCAGACGTAACTGCGATTACAAACTAATTCGTATCTTCACACTTTCTCTTTTTCATTGTTCTGTTTGAGAAGGGGTCGGCTAACGCTGACCCTTTTTCGTTTGGCACAATTTCGTCTTTTTGCTATTTAAAGAAAAACAAGCATGGCATCGACCGTAACACCAGCAACCGCAACGGTTCAAATAGTTGAAAGTCTAACACTCGGAGGAGTGGACAGAGGCGGCACTCACACGCGAACGATTAACAACGTCGCAGAAGCTGACCGTAGAGTTATGACCGTTGAGTCAGCTAATGAGATTGACCTGATTGAACTGAACACCAACAACGGACAAGGCAAGTTTGTTAGAAGTTCTGTTAAGTACATCCGTATCACTAATTTGGATAACACTAACTTCATTCGGGTAAGATTCAAAAATAGCGGAGCAGAAACCGCAGACGTTAAGGTTGATGCTGGGGCTACCTTTATGCTATCGACTGGCTCAATGGATGCAGATACTGCCGCTGGAGCGTTCAGCGCATTTGTGGACATCGACAACATCAGCGCACAAGCAGACACAGCAGATTGCGATATTGAATATGTAGTGCTTGCAGTTTGATAAACATCGAACGAAATAGCGCAAACGAGATAGCTTTGACCCTTACTGAAAAGGGAACGGCTGCTTACTACCTGTTCAAATTCCAGTCGGATAACACGGAGGCGGTGGAGTACTGCATTGCTACGGATTCAAGTAGCTACCCTGAGCGCTTCAACAAGTTCACCATTACAGAAACGTCAACGCCTGATAACTTGAATGCAGAAGTAGAACTTCCAACAGAGGGACAATGGCGGTACTTCGTTTACGCTAACTCTTCAGCTACCAATTTAGACCCGACAGGATTGACCGAATTAGAATCGGGAATCGTGAAAGTAACGGGAACAACAACACCAGTAACCACCTACTCAGGCGGCAACTCAAATTACGTAGTATATGGCTCTTAAAATCTTAAACTTCGGAGCGCATAAAGTACCGACCTTTAAAGAAGCGAGGGGCAAGGATTGGATTCTGTTCGGAGACGAGGGGGAATATAAAAACCGTTATCCTGAGTACCTTTTGAACCTTTACCGTAGAAGTGCCAAACATCACGCTATTATCAACTCCAAGAAAGACTATGTTGTCGGTCAGGGCTGGTCAGTAGATGCGGAAGGGTTGGACACTATGGGGCTTGCAAGGCTTCAGCAGTTCATCAACGAGCCTAACCAATACGAAAGTCTGAACGACATCCTTGAGAAGGTTGCACTTGACTACGAGCTTTACAACGGCTTCGCTTTAGAGATTGTTTACAACCAACTGAACGACAAGATTGCAGCTATTTATCACGCTGATTTTGCCCGTTATCGGTCAAATGAGGATGGAACGAAGTACTACTATTCAGAGGATTGGAAGAAGCACAACCCAGTAGTCGAAGAAATAGACGCTTTCAATTGGAAAGAGCCAAGCGGCAAACAACTACTTTACGTCAAAGGCTACTCGCCAGACTGCAAGTATTACCCACTTCCGACATATTTGGGGTCAACGGGTTACATTGAGTTAGACGTAGAAATAGCAAACTTCCACCTCAACGCGGTGAAGAATAACTTTGTAGGAGGCACTATCGTGTCTTTCTACAATGGAGAGCCGACACTTGAGGAACAAGAGGAAATCGAGCGACAGATAAAGGACAAGTTCACAGGAACGGACAATGCCAATTCAATCGTTCTGAACTTTGCCGATTCACGAGATAGAGGAGTAGAAATCCAACAGCTAAACGGCAACGACTTTGATAAGCGTTTCGATATTCTAAATAAGACCGTTCAAAGGGAAATCTACGCTGGGCACTCGGTAACTGACCCAGCTCTATTTGGCATCAAAGAGGATGGAATCTTCACGAGCAGAAATCAATTGGTTGACAGCTTTGAGTTATTCCAGAACACATACGTAAACAACAGACAGCAGTTCATCGAAAGGGTGTTTAACGAACTGGCAGCATTGCAAGGACTTTCGAATCGTCTGTTCATCCAAGATACCGAGCCAATTTCTATTCAGTTCAGCGAGAACACGGTCGTTAGCGTAATGACCCAAGAGGAAATAAGAGAAAAAATCGGATTGCCGAAACTTGAGCAACCGCTCCAAGCAGCTAAGACTTCAAAGGATGAGGACGATGTTCTTATTGAGTACTTCAAGAACTGCGGTTCTACCGATTACGAACCAGTAGGAAATGGCAAGGCGTTAAACTTTGAATCTGAAACCTCCGCAAGGCTTCACGAGGAATTGAACCGAAAGTATTGGTTCGCGGAAATAGACCCGTTAGATACGGCTATTCTGAACATTTTAAAGGAAAACCCAGCAACTCCATTCTTAGCGATTGCCGAGCAGCTACAACTTTCAATCGAAAGGGTAATGGCTGGACTTCAAAGATTGAACGAAGCTAACGCTATCAAGATAGCAATAGACGAGGTTCTTGATTCTACGCAACGAGCCGTTGAGGTAACCAAAGAAGGCGAACGTTTACTTGAAGAAATACCACCAGTCGAAGAAGAGTTCGTTATCCGTTACGTGTATGCAAAAAGACCGGGTGTTGCTGGAGATGCTATCATTCCAACTACAAGGAAATTTTGTAGGGACTTGATACTATTGGTTGAAAAGGAGAATAGAACTTGGGAGTTAACCGAGATTCAGGACATCGGAGTAAGTCAAAATAGAAACGTATGGATGCGAGGCGGTGGCTTTTGGGGT